CAGTATTAGCACTATGCCGCTGTTGAATCTCTTCTAATGTAGACATCATCCGGCCCTCTGGAAACGGAAGGTTGCGCCAGCAGTAACACCCTTAGTTCCTGTATTGGTGAATGCTGTTAAGGTGTTGCGGTTGAGTGAAATGACACCACTGCTATCAATATTGAAGAAACCAAGTTCTCCCACACTGTTATTATTGATGATGGCAAAGCCGCCCTGCTGGGTCGTGGCGGGCCAAAGCCAGGCGGGAAGACCGGTGATTGTACAGGCAGTTGTGTTGCTGGTCGCGGTGATGGTCGGAAAAATCAGATCGACGAAATTTGCGTCATAGGTGTACTTCACGGCCCCCGTAGGCGACGTGGTGCAGCCGGTCAGCGTGCCGGTGAAGACATAGACCGTGCGATTGAGCTCGTTGGCCGCAAGCGTGTAGTTGCCGGAGCCAGAGACATCAATTGCCAACAGGCTGAAAGCGTATTCAGCAGACTGGCCGAAGCCGATGGTCCAGAACTCAAGGCCGTCCGTAATGACGATGGCGCTGTCGCCCGGAGACAGAATAAGCGTCGCTTGACCGTTGATGGTCTCGGAGCTATTTGGGTCAATCGTCAGATCGCCAGAGCCGTTGTTGCGGACCTGAACAAACCAGTCAGCACCAAGCGTCGGCGCGGCAGTAAGACCAAAGGTTCCAGAACCGCCCGTCCACACGAACGCCTTAGCACGATCCGGAATGCCAGCGGTGTAGTTGCTGTTGAACGTCGCAACATCAATGGACTGGTTTAGCGTCGTGGCAATTGCCTTGAGGCCGAGGCCAGCAAGGTTGGCAGCGTTTTCAGAAGATGCCGAAGCACCGTACTGGAACGAGCGCCACGTACCACCAGCCGTCGCATTGGTCGTCAGATAGATCTGGAACGTGGTGCCAGACTGCGGAGCGCAGATCTGCGTGCCCGTGTTGCTCTTGATTGTGAACGTATTGCTGCCGACGTTATTGAAGAGCACCGTTTGCCCAACGCCAACTTCGGTCGCATCCGGCATCGTGATGACAAGGCTGGTCGCCGTTGGATTGATGTCCATGATGGACGCAACAACATTGGTCGTCGGTGCCGTTTCAAGAGGCCACGCCAGCGCCTGATCAACGGTGAGCGACACGTACCGATACGAGACATCGCTCGGGTAGATATTAGTGCCGCCGAAAGTTTGGGTATAAGTAGTCACGTATTAGTCCTCCCGGCGATTTACAGACCGATCCATAATCTTCTGGAGGTCTTCGCCGTTGATCGCTGCCAGAGCGCGGTCGTAGTAAGACTGCCAGAGCTGCACACGCTCGTCGTCCTTCACAAACGGGGTAGCTTCAACAAGCACTCCGTACAGCAGGATGTTTGGCGCAAACTCGGTCAGCCAGTTAGTTTGGTTGGTGTCGTCCAGCAACGGCGGAAGTTCATAGTAAAGAACTTCCAGCGGATAGTTCGCATCCGGGGTCGGCGCGAAGATCCAGTTGCTGTAGTTGTAGTCCGCGTAAAAGATCGGTGTGCCCGTCTCCGTCTCGTTCGGCCAGTATGACCGCACGTACTCGTAGGAGCGCGTAAAGATCGGGCTGTGGGTGTTGTAGTTCGCCCCAGTGCCGACGTTCATACTAATGGTATCGCGCCACCGATCCGGCTTCGGGTAGACCGCCAAGCCTGCTTGCAGGGTCGTGTTGACCACCGTCTGGAAGCCTTGGATCTTGAGCTCGCGGGCGATCCGGCGCTCGGCCAGCGTAATCAGCCGAGGGATCTGGTCGTAAACAATGGGGTCGGTTGCGCCACCGCGCTCTAGGTAGCGGCGAACATCTTCTTGCAAGCTAGTAAATGTCATCTGCGCAGGCATTACACTCTCCCGTTACGGCCACTGCGCCTTACTAGTCAAGCAAGACTTTCGCCGGATTGTAGCAAATTACGACAAGTAAAGACGCCGTTCGTCGGTTCTCCGCTTGACCAGCCCCGGCAGGACTTTGCCCCCGGCCTTGGTCCATTTCATGAACTCGTCCGCCGCCCCCTCAAAGTCACCCCGGTTAGTTCGCATCCGGATGCTGGACCGCTGGAGACTGCCGAGACCTACGTTAAAGCTGAAGGAAACCAGAGCATCAAACCGGCCTTGGCGCTCAACAGCATTAGGGCAAAGACGGGCCACTCCGCGCTCAAAACGCACAAGGTCTTTAGCAAGGAGATCGTCCACTTGAGCCATATCCCAGACACGGAAATCCTCAATTTTCAGGGGATAGTTCAGCCGCTCCGCCATCGGCAGCTTGGCCTGATCCGGGTACAGAACGTGACCCACCCCAACCGTCCAGAGCGCCGCAGGGCAACGGTATGGTTTTAGCCGTACGCCCTCGTGGTGCTTGATCATGTGGATGGTGGTGTCACTGACCTTCATTTCTTAAAGGCTTGGGTCCCGAACCAGAAGCTGACGATACTGGCCCAGATCGTCTGGGTGTCGTCATCCCAGATCATATTGAGCATCTCTTTGAACTCGACGCCGTGGGTGTAGGCGTACCAGACCCCGGCAACGTCAATAAAGACCAGCAAAAAGAACATCCCGTAGGTGATGAATGGACGGACCATTGCCCGCGCATTGATGACCCACTGGCTTGCGCCATTACCAATTTCGATGTCGTGCTGGTACAGGGCAACCCGCTCTTGTCCGGCAGTCTGGATCTGAAGCTGCTCAGTCCGGATTTCCTCGACCCGCTCCTGAGACGCGAAACCAGCCTTCTGAAGCTCAAGCTGCTGCTGCATCTGAAGCTGAGCCAGAGCGATCTCGTGGCGCTTGTCCTGTTTGTCCTGAAAGAAGTCGAGCAGGCGCGGCAAGCCGCCAGACAAGAACGAGATCAGGGTCGTAAACAGAGTCATCATTTCGAGGCCCTCACCACATCGTCGCCTTTCGTGACGGTAACGTGGCCGTCCTCGACATCAACCCGCATCGGCTGCTCTTTGCGATCCAGCTTGTCAAGCTTGGAGATCAGCTCGTTGATCACGGCAAACTCAGGCTTCTCTTCCTTCTCCGTTGCCCCGGCGATACCGTTCAGCATAGAGATCAAGGCGGTCAGGCTGGCTCCCAGCAAGCCCATCACGGCAGCGATCTTGTCGCCCTCAAGGAACAGACTGGCAACGACACCGATCAGTACGATGACCGTGATGTACTTCAGGCCGTCTTTACCGATAGCTTTGCCGGCTACTTCTTTAGCCGACGAGCCTGCTTCAAGACGGTTAAGCTCGGCCTGAACCTGAGCCTTGAACATTTCGATGTCGGTCGGCTTGCTCATTTCTTGTCCACCTTGCCTTCTAGCCGGTCGAAGATCTTCTCAAGCATTTGCTTGATGTCGCGAAGATCCTCTCGGTAGTCGTCCTTGCTGACATACGTGTGCGGCAAATCCTCACGCAGCTTGGTGAGGTCTTGACGGAGTTCTTTGTCAGCCTCCCATAACATGCGACCGAACCATCCGAGCAGCGTCATTGCGCCGCCGTAGACCCAGTTGAGGAATACCTGATCCATGATTAAGCCTGCGCGACCACTTCAACCCAAGACTGCGTGGCTTCGTCCCATTTGTACATCTTGCCGTCTTTCGGCTGCGGAACAGGACGTTCCCAACGGCAAGTATCTTCGTTCAGCACCCAAGTACCGTCTTCCGGCTTCGGCGCAATAAACGCATCACGGGTCGCATCGTACGTGTGTCCAATGCCCGCATAGTTTTTGCGCATATTGCCGTTGTAACTGGTCTGTACCCAGTTTCCGCCGAACAGACGCTCGCAAAACGCGCGGCCAATGGACTCTTTCTCCACGCCGTCCGCAGTCGAATTATCCGCATTGCTAACCACGATTACTCGCAGAACAACATTGTTGGAATCAATTTCAGCAACATGAGCCATGTCGCTCTCCTTACAAATGAAGCACGGTCAGATCATTGTCCTGACCGATGTAGCCTTTTAAAAACCTGTTGTACGAAATACTGATCCTAGTCTCTGCGCGTTGCGTCTGAGCAACAATGTGCGTCGACCCGTAAGGAACAATAAGTAGA